TTGACATATGACACAATTTTCTTTATAATATAAGTATCAACATTTTTATCATGATTGAAGTTTTATTACAGAATGAACCATACAGATACATTCAAAGGGAGAAACTCCTAGAGAATGGTCAACCTGACTACCGCATCCAAAAGTGGGACAATCACAATGGATATAAAGACATGTATCTCTGTGATAACTTTATGCAAATGCAGACTGCTATGGATGATTTTGAATATACTAAATGGTTAGATCCTGCAGGTGTTCCATGCTATATAAAAGATGACTAAAGAAGAAAGACCTTGGGGATCCTATGAGGTTATAAATCAAGGATCTAGATATAAAGTTAAATGTATTGAAGTTTCTGCTGGAGAAAGTTTATCCTTACAAAGGCATACTCATCGAGCAGAACATTGGGTTGTTGTTGAAGGAACAGCACTCGTCCACATATGTGGTGAAAAATCAATAATTATAGAAAACCAAAGTACTTACATTCCTGTTGGTGTCAAACATAGATTATCAAATCCTGGCAAGATACCACTTAAAATAATTGAAGTACAAAGTGGTGCATATCTTGAAGAGGATGATATTGAAAGATTTGATGACGATTATGGGAGAGTAAATGAACAACAACATTAAAATAGGATTCCAATGTAGTTCTTTTGATTTATTTCATGCAGGTCATGTGACTATGCTTAAGATGGAAAAGGAATTATGTGATTACTTAAAAGTAGCACTTCAAGTAGATCCAACTATAGATCGACCAGGTGTGAAGAACAAACCAACACAAAGTGTTTATGAAAGATATGTACAATTACAAGCTTGTAAGTATGTTGATGAGATACTTGTGTATCAAACAGAGTTGGATTTGATTAATTTAATTAAGACGCAAACTTTTCATGTTAGATTTTTGAGTGAAGAGTATAAAGATAGAGACTTTACTGGTAAACAATATTGTATTGACAATGGAATTGAATTGTTTTTCCATTTAAGAAGACATCAATATTCCTCTACCGAACTTAGAAATAGAGTTTATGAATTGGAAAATATTAAAAGGCAAGAAAAACAACAAGAAGAGGACGAACAGTATTCACCTAAACTTTTAAATAAG